CCAAAAACCCATCTGAAGAACAACTTGGCAAAATACATCAGTATCTAGGTGTACCAGAAACAGCCGATAAGTATGATGTTGTCGTAGATGGAAACGTAGTAACAGAAGAAATTGCTAGTAATTTTAAGGGCATAGCACATAAACTTAACCTAACACCTAATCAAGTAAATGGTGTAATGGAATATTACAAATCAACGGTAAATACATCACAAGAAGAGATTAGCCGACAACAAGAAAGTCTCAAAGAAGAAACCATTACTAATCTCAAAAAAGAGTGGGGTCAGGCATATGATGATAAACTGGCTGGGGTAAAAGGATTGCTTGGTAAGTTTGGCGATTCCGATATTTATGAGTTACAACTAGCAAGCGGTTTGAAGTTCGGTGATGACCCACGAGTCATTAAATACTTCTCTCAAATGGCAGATTTTGTAAATCAATCTACAAGTGAGGATACAATAGCGGATGCGACACAAACACGCAAACTTACACCAAATGAAGCGCAAGCAGAAATCGATGCCATTATGAACTCACCCGAATATACCGATAAAAAGAACTACATCGCACGACAGAGAGCCATATCCCGTGTGAGTGAATTGATGGAAATGGTACATGGATAAAGAGTCCTTCATTCTCGCTCGAAATGAATTAATATGTAATCTCTTGCAAACCTGTGCAAATAGAGATATTTTAGATACGAACCAGCTAAAAGACAAAGCGGACGCGCTTTGGGGTTGGGTTGTTAAGGGTAGCGATACACATCGTCCTGAAGACAATCGGATAGACGATAGTTCTATGGCAACTAAAAAGCCTAGAGGTGTCCGTAAGGGTAGCACATCGACAACAGTATAAACGCAATTTGTGAAAGAAGGAGTATAGTATGTCTTCACAAGTCACAACCGCGTTCGTACAACAGTATTCTGCCAATGTGCAAATGCTGTCACAACAGATGGGCAGCCGTCTGCGTGATGCAGTTCGCATTGAGAATGTTGTCGGTAAGAACGCATTTATAGACCAAATAGGTAAGGCAACAGCGCAACTGCGTACATCTCGCCATGCCGATACACCACAAATAGATACACCTCATGCAAGACGTAGATTAAGTTTAGCATCGTATGAGTATGCTGATTTAATCGATGACCAAGATAAGGTGCGTATGTTAATCGACCCAACATCTTTTTATGCACAAGCCGCAGCAGCAGCTATGGGACGTGCAATGGATGATGTGATTATCGATGCAGCACTTGGTACAGCGTCTACAGGTGAAACAGGTTCTGGTTCAGCAACACTTGACGCAACAAACAATATGGTAGGTTCAGCATCATCTAACGATGGTTTGACCATAGCTAAATTGCTTGAAGCAAAACGTAAGCTGGACTTAAACGATGTTGACCCTTCGATACCACGGTATATTGCAGTAGGTCCAAAGCAGATTGAAGATTTATTGGGTACAACTCAAGTTACCAGTTCAGACTTCAATACAGTAAAGGCATTAGCTCAAGGGGATGTAAATTCCTTCTTAGGCTTTGAATTTATTATGACGAATCGTCTGGATGTTGATTCAAACGATATTCGTTCTTGCTTTGCATGGGCTGAAGATGGACTTACCCTCGGTATTGGTAAGGATGTATCTGCACGTATTGATGAGCGTAACGATAAAGGTTATGCAACTCAAGTTTACTATTGTATGGATATTGGAGCAGTTAGGATGGAAGAATCCAAAGTTGTTAAAATATTCTGTGATGAAACACCAGACTAAGATAGGGGATAAAAATGACTACTAAAAACTCAGACTTAGTTGCCAATTATCTTGCCCTTCCTTCGGTTGCTAATCCAGCAAGCGAGTTGGGGGGAAGGATACGAATTGCATCTGGAAATGTTGCTTTAGCAGATGGGGATAGCACAGATGACGATATTGTTTATCTAGCTCCGATTCCATCTCATGCAAATCTTATATCCGTTCGGATTGGAACAGATGCATTAGGTGGTTCTTGTACTTATAACGTAGGCTTATATAAGTTGGACAACACAGTTGTAGATGAAGATTGTTTAGCAACATCTGTTGCAGATGGCGCAGCAATCGCAGAACTTCGCTATGAAGTTTTGGATTTAAATACAACAGGTCAAAAACTATTTGAGCTTGGCGGTTTAAGCACAGACCCAGGTGAGCCACTTTACGTAGCAGCAACTTTTAATGCTACTGGTGGAACAGCCGGAGACATGGCATTTATTATTGAATATGCCGTAGACTAAAACATTGGGGGCAGAGCAATCTGCCCCTTACATTTAAAGAGGTAGAATTATGTCTTCTGTTGTTGATATTTGTAATGAAGCTATGGATTTACTTGGGGCTGCAACAATTACATCCCTTGATGAAAACTCCAAAGAAGCAAAACTATGCAATAGAAGATTTACTACCGTAAGAGACCAAGTATTACGGTCTCACCCTTGGAACTCAGCCATACGCAGAGCAACTCTTGCCAAAGACTCCGCTACACCAGCGTTCGGATTTATCAATCAGTTTTCACTTCCTACTGACCCATTTTGTTTGCGTGTATTATCGTTCTTTACTGATAGCATCAATCAGGACATAGCTGCTTATGAAACACAGGTTATGTTTAAGATTGAAGGCAGAAAAGTATTATCAGATGAAACAGCGTGTAAAATTATTTATGTTGCACGAGTTACTGATACCGAAGAATATGATAGTCTTCTTTCTAGCACGATTGCACACAAACTAGCATCGGAAGTTGCCTATGCCATAACAGGAAGTGCATCGCTATCGGGTCAGATATTCCAGTTATACCAAGCACGATTATCCGAAGCCAAAGCAATGGATGCAATGGAAGGCGTACCAGATAGATTAACATCAAGCGAGTTTATTGACGTAAGAGTGTAATATGGCACGAGTATCAACGATTGTTACCAACTTCCAATCCGGTGAGCTAACACCCAGATTAGAAGGAAGAGTTGATTTACAAAAATATAATGCAGGGGTGCAAACCTTGCAAAACATGGTGGTCTTTCCTCAAGGCGGTATAACTCGAAGAACCGGAAGTTATTATGTTCATTCATCCAAAGATGGCGGTGAAGTACGACTTGTAAACTTTGAGTTTGGTGCAGATACCGCATCGGAAGAGCCTGTATCCTATGTGTTGGAGTTTGGTCTAAACTACATTCGTTTTTACAATGATGAAGAAATACTTACTGAAGCAACAAAATCCATAACCGGAATCACAGCAGCAAACCCTGCGGTTGTTACATCTTCTTCTCACGGCTATAGCGATGGCGATAGAGTGTTTATCAAAGGGATTGTTGGAATGACGGAACTTAATAACAGAGAGTTTACAGTTGCAAATAAAACAACCAATACATTTGAATTATCAGGTATTAACAGTTCTGCTTTTACAGCCTATTCTTCAGGCGGTACATCTGGCAAAATCGTTGAGATAACCACTACCTATACCGTGGCACAGGTTAAAGAATTGACTTTTGCACAATCAGCAGATGTGATGTTTATCGCTCATCGCAGTCATGCACCAGCACAGCTTACACGAACAACGGCTACGTCTTTTACATTGGCAGATGTAGATTTTGTAGATGGACCTTATGAAGATGAAAACATTGGAACAACAACCATCACATCGGACGCAAACACAGGAACAGTTACATTAACAGCTTCGGCTGATTTATTTGCATCATCAGATGTAGGCTCTTTGTTTCGATTCCGAGATATTGTTGAAGTGCAACATAATGCGTGGGCAACAGGAGATACCTATTCACAGAATGATTTAGTACGACATAATGGTAATGTGTATAAAAAAACAGATGCTGGAAGTGGTGAGTCTACTGGAGCGCAAGCACCTGTTCATACATCTGGCTCAGAAGTATATGGCAATCATACATGGCAGTTTCAGCATAGTGGGACAGGGTTTGTAAAAATTACAGCGGTAGCAAGCGCTACATCGGCAACAGCCGTGGTGCAAAATAACTCGGTCAATGGAAATATCAATACACTTGTTTTGCCAAAAAATGCTACAGATGGAACAACACGCTGGTCAAGAGGTGCATTTAGCAGCCGAAATGGGTTTCCAAGAGCCGTTGCGTTTTATGAAGAACGATTGTTTTTTGCTGGTACAACCGCACAACCACAGAGTATTTTTGGTTCGGTAACAGATGATTTTACCAATCATAGTCCTGGCACAAACGATGATGATGCGATTAATCTTACGATTGCATCTGACCAAGTAAATGTTATTAAGCACATGATACCAGGGCGGTTCTTGCAAATCCTTACCACCAGCGCAGAGTTTACCTTATCCGGTGGTACACAAGGATCAGCGGTTACACCCACATCGGTAAATGTATTACGAGAAACGACTTTTGGTACATCAAATGTGCGTCCACTTCGAGCAGGAGCAAGTACAATACTGGTGCAAAAAAGTGGTGAGAAAGTAAAAGAAGTTACCTTTGATTTAAATACGGATGGTCTGGTGGGAAGAGACTTAACCATATTGGGAGAACATCTTGCCAAGGGTGGTTTGATTGATATGGTATGGCAGCAAGAGCCAGAGTTGATTTTATGGTTTGTGCGTTTTGATGGTGTTTTGATAGGACTTAGTTATGACCCTGCAAATAATACAGTAGGATGGCATCAGCATCCGTTCGGCAACTCAGGGGTCGTAGAAAGCGTTACATCTATACCAAGTGGCACAGAGGACCAGGTATATTTATCGGTCAAACGCACCATCAATAGTTCTACAGTACGACATATTGTGTATTTAAAATCATTCAATTTTAATCAAAAAATACGAAATGCTTTTTTTGTAGATTCGGGTATAACGATTGAAAACACCGCGAAAACGATTACAGGTGTGTCTTTGTCAACCGACCAAGTAAGTAGTGTAACAATAGACCATCAAACTCTTACCGTAACATCTTCCTCACATGGATTTAGTAACGGTGATGATGTGGTTATCAATGATGTTGTTGGTATGACCGAACTGAATGGGGATAGTTTTACGGTATTCAACTCGCAAACCAATACCTTTGAGTTGGCAAACCCAGCGACTAAAAGCATAAAATCAATTACGAAAGCAAATCCTGCAAATATTAATATTGACAATCATGGTTTTGCAACCAATGACCAAGTTGCTATTTTTGATATTGTAGGTATGACAACGGTAAATAATACAGGAGTTATTGTTACAAAAGTGGATGATAATAATTTTACTATCAATGTTGATTTGAGTGCAGCAAGTGGTTTTCCAGCAGCAAAAGTAAATAATGGAAGTGGTATTAGTGGTGGTTCTACGGTTATTGATATTGATAATGTATCAGGCACAATATCAACAGGTATGGTTGTTACAGGAACAAACATAGCATCAGGAACAACCGTTGTTGCATTAGCTGGACAAGCAAAAATTACCTTATCAACAGCAACTACAGGAACAATAGCCGATGATGCTGATTTGATATTTTTGCCTAATAGCGGTGTGGTACGTAAGGCAACAAACGGAACGCCATTTACAACTTATATATCAGGTGGTGAAGTTCGCAAGAAAATATCGTCTATTACAGGAGTCAATCACTTAGAAGGTGAAACCGTAGCGATATTAGTAGATGGAGCAAGTCATGCCGACAAGACTGTAACAAATGGTAACATTACGTTAGATAGAAGTGGTGGTGTTATTCATGTGGGATATAATTATGACTCATTGGTAGAAACCTTGCGTATGGAAGCTGGTGCTGATGATGGTATATCACAAGGAAAAATTAAACGAATACATGGTGTAACGGCACGATTTATTGATACTGTAGGAGCAGAAACAGGACCAGACTTGAATAATCTTGACCGTATGCCATTTCGTGATAGCAGTATGGCTATGGATGGTCCCATACCTTTATTTAATGGTGATAAAGAAATATTCTTTCCATCTGGATATGATAATGATGCACAAGTAATAGTAAGACAAAACCAGCCCTTGCCTATGACAATACTGGCAATTATGAGAAGGTCTAATACATTCGATGCTTAAATTAAGAACATTTTATAAAAAAGATATTGAAAACATAGACTTAGACTTTGTTATTGAAAAACAACATAAAGATGCATTTGTTGCACCAGACCATGTGCATGGTTATACATTGACTGATGATGATATAATATTAGGCATGGGTGGTATTCACAAGATGTGGGGAAGAGTTGCAGAGGGTTGGTTTTTTATATCAAAGCAAGGTAAGATAAAATACAAGTCAGTAGTAAAACACACCTATTATATGTTTGATGTGATTGAAACAGAGAATGAGTTGGATAGAATACAAGCAAGTGTTTCAGCAGATGACCCAACAGCCATACGATTTGCGCGATGGTTGGGGTTTGAGAATGAGGGTTTGATGAGACAATATGGTGTAGATGGCGGTGACTATTACCGCATGGCGAGGATAAAGTAATGCCTGATGGTGGATTAACAGCATTAGCCGTAGGTGGTCAAGTTCTTGGCGGTATCATGGGTTCAAAGGGAAACCAAGCTGCTGCTCGTGCTGCACAACAGGTAGCTGAATTTAATGCACAGGTTGCTGAGAATGAAGCAATCCTTTTACAAAGGCAGAAAAGAGAAGAAGAAGCTGCGCTTAGAAGACAGTCAGACAGGCTTATTAGCACACAAAGAGTGGCAACAGCAAAGTCTGGCATACAAATGTCAGGCAGTCCATTACAAGCACTAGCAGACGCTTACTTTAATACAGAGAAAGATGCAGCACGAATACAATACGCATCGAGTATTCAGCAAATGCAAAAAGAATCCGAGGCAACATTATCAAGGCTTGAAGGACAAGCAACAGCACAAGCATTTAGAGTACAAGCACAACAATCATTGCTTGGTGGATTTACCGATGCAGCAGCAACAGGAGCAAGTTTAGTCTGATGCCCAGAATACCATTATACAATCAAGGAACAGGGCCAACACAAGGATTAGCTGCTGGTCAGTTATCACCACGAGCAAACACGGCAGCGTTTACTGCACCAGGTAGAGCCTTTGCAGGGTTTCAACAAACATTATCAAAAGCAGGTAAGGTAGCTGCTGACTTTGAACTAGCACAACAAAAAATAAATGCAGATACGTTAGAAACACAACTAACATCTGATTTAAATGAAAAATTTTCAGAGCTAGAAAATAAACGTATAAGTGATGTAAAAGTATTTGAAAGTGAAGCAAAAAATATTTTTGATGAATTAAATGCTACGATTGATAATGCTGGAAGAATAAATTCAAGTTTAAAATCTACACTTAAAAACAATTTTAACGCTCGTTTTTCAGCGGCATCTATCGGCGGCAAACAAAATGCGTTTACAAGAGGCATTGAAAATCAGGCAGAAAGTGCTGTGCTTGGTTTAAAAGCAATATCTAAATCTATGATAACAAGCCCACAATTTTTTGAAGCTGGGTTAAACGATGCTAAAAACATATTTGAAAATCTCAAAGCATCTGGCGCAGATAGATTAGTAAATCAAACATTTGATGAATTTAAATCAGAAGCAATAAAAGAAGATTTTGCCGTAAAGGTTAGAACATTTGATACGATAGACCAAGTAAAGTCTCAATTAGAAAACAGCACGACAGATAAAGGCTTAACATCTTCACAAATTAGTGCATATCAAACAATTGCCAATGCACAAATATCTAAGATAAGTGATGATGCATTTGATGTTGCTTTGACAGCTATACAAAAGTCAAATATACCTTCCTCAGAAATAGATGATGTTATTGATAATTCTTTTAATACAGGAAAAATTGAATATAACGGAGAAGTAATAGCAGATTTAAGTCAAATAGGTAGAGAAAACTATCCAAATCTTTTGGCACAATTAAAAAATAGAGCAAATGATGTTCTTGCTGAAAATCTAACTAATCAAAGTGTTTTACTCAACGCTACCGATGATGTGCTTACTCAAATGCAATTAAATTCCACAAGTCCTTTGGGATTAAGTAAAGAAGAAGAGAATAATGGTAATCTTAATTTTTTAGATAATCGATTAAAAACAATGGATGCAGCGATAGGAATAGACCCCAGCGCAGTATCCGTAGAAGAAGTAGATAGACTTGTTGCAGAAACCATTACTATTTTAGATACTTCAATCGGTGGGCAACCTTCTTATTTGGAGTCTGGTGGAGAGATAAGAGATAAAGCAACAACTGTATTAAGAAGTGCAGAAAAATTAAAACAAAGCGTTAGAACTGCTGTTGCAGATGGTGTAGAGGTAACAAACTATTCAAATGCACTTACAAACAATCGTGGTATGTTCGTCAAAGACGGCATCTCATCGGATAATAGAGTTACAGCAGTCAATCAAACAATGGCAAAATTATCAGATGACCCCACCAAACAAGTTGATGTGCTTGCTCGTAATAATGAAACATACGATGCTTTTACAGCAGTATTAGTAAATGGATTCAATGAAGCATTAAGACCAGAATATAATCCATTAGAAGCAGGAGAAAACGACCCTGTTATGCAAGGTCTTGAGCTTTACAGATTAATGGAATTTAGAAACGAACCGATTGTAAGCAATCATTTATCTGACCCAAAGGCACGAGCATTTTATGAAACAGTCCTTCGATTAGAGGAGAGTTACCCAACAGAACAAGCTATAGCTACAGCAAAAAGAATTGACCTTGATATTGATATATCTGTTCCAATGAAAAAAGTAGATGAACAGTTAGCTAAAACATCTGAAGAAATGGCGGAAAAAAATTGGTATGCTTTCATTCCTTTTATGGCAGATACAAAATTTGTTCCAGAAAATATCTCAGCTATGAAAGCCGATATAAGAGATTTAGCTGAAATATTTGTTAGAACTGGAATGGAGGCAACAAAAGCAGTTGAAGCGGCTGCAAAAGATTATGGTAAAAATCACAAAAGAATAAGAGGTATGTCAATTCAGATAACTACTGATTTACCAGAAGATATAGAAGAGTTGGCAGATATAGCAGCAGAAGCTGCTATGAAAGTTATTCCAGAGGATGCCTATGAAATAGATGATTTATCCATCGCACCTGTATCAAAAGATAGAACCGATAGATTTATTGTTGTGTATTCTGGGGGTTATCCTGTTCAAGATAAGGACGGTAACTTTATTGAATACGAAGTAGGTAAACCAATAATCGATGAACAGGTTGGGTTTATGGGTTTGCAGCCAACTGGAATTGATGGCAGACAAGTATACCCAGGTAATACACTTAGAGGCATGAGAGATGCTGAAAAATTATCTGAAACTTCAATTCAATTAAATCGCACAATTGCTATTACTAATCTTACCAAACAATTCAAAACACTTTCTGGTCCTTTTGATGGTCTAAGTGGGGCAGAAGCTAGAAAATTATTTGATGAAGAAAAAGCAAAAATAAATAATACACAAACTATACCACAGAAAATAGAGCAATCACTTCCAACAGCGTTAGAATATTTTAGACAAGCATTTACCTTAGACAATAAAATACTGAAATGGATGAGTGAAAATACACCAGGCGATGTAATTATCGATTTAGCAACAAAAGGCGGTAAGGCTGCAAGGGAATTTGCTAAAGACGCAGAAATACAAGCAGCTAAATTTAGAAAACAACAAGGAATTGAGTAATGTCTGCTCAAGCCATTAATATTTTCTTACAAAGATTACCAGAATATGAAGGCATAACATATCATAAAGATTTAAAAGGTATTGAAACTGCGCCTTTAGGTATTGTTATTAACAATCGGCAAAATCAATCCATTGCTCAAAGTCTTAATATTACTTTAGATAAAAGTATCTCTGTTGATGACGCTGAAAAAATAGCAAGAGTAAGAGCAGAGCAAGATTTTGAAGAACTGTCTAAATCAATCGGTAATGATTTTAAACAGTTAAAACCAGAGTTTCAAGCAGTTGTATTAGATGCAAAATTTAACGCCGGTACATTTCCAAAGTTAGCTAAAAATTTAGTAAACTTTCAAACATCTCCAACTTCAGACAATCAAACAGCCGTAATTCAGGAGTCAAGAAGAGTAATTGATGGTAAGCCAGTTAGAGGTTTAGACAACAGGGTTTTTAAAACTTTATTTGACTCTGGCATTGTCTCATCTCTTGATGATGTAAAACCTATTCTTACTTTAGCAAACACAACCGATAGATTGCCAACTGCAAAAGAAACAAGAGATGAAATACTTCAAACACTAACACAACCAGAAGCAGTTCCTGGAACGCCAATACCTAAGAAAAAACCACAATCTCCATTGCCAGTTGGAACAATGCGTTTTACTGGTACATCGGAAGCACAACCAGAAGAAGAGCTACCTTCACGATTTATTGAAACAAGACAACCAGTTACACAATCGGTGCAAACCGTTACGGATTCAGAAGAACCTTTGTCTATTATTGAGACAAGAGAACAAAAACCCCAACAGGTAGAACCAGAGCCAGATATACAAATATTGGAGCAAAGGGCAGTTGATGAGCCAGTTATAGAAGAGCCAGATAATCTTGCTTTATTAGAAAGAAATAAACAGATTGAGGAATCTCAAAATATTCCAGAAATAACGCAACCACCAGATACCTTCAAAAAACCAACAAGAGATACAAATCTTCTTACTCCATCAAGACCCATTTCAGCATCGCAAATACGAGCAACAGAAAGAGCTTTTGAAGCAGAGAAGAAAACACTAAGTATTGATATTGCAAAAAGAGTTATTGATGAAGATTGGGGTCTTTCTTATGTTTTTGAGGGAAGAGAACAATTCAAACCAGACCCAGATTTTCAACTAACAGAGTCTTTTGCTAGAGAATTGACAGCAGATTTGCCAGAGGATTATCATGCGCCTATTTTAGAAAATAGTTTTAGTGAAGCACAGGCACGATTTCAAAGACAAGAAGCATTGAAACAGTTTGCCTTCGACAAGGATATAGGTGAGTTGGGATGGAAAGGCGTTGCTCTTAGAATGGGTGCTGCTGTAGTAGACCCTTTTGCTATAGCAGTAAGTATTGCAACTGAGGGTGTGGCTGCACCTTTGATATGGGGTAATAAATTATCTAGGCTTGGTAGAGTATTTAGAGGAGCAACAACCGCTGGTGCAACAAATGCTGCTATTGAAGCATACCTTGTTTCTCAAAATGATTTCAAAGACCCATACGATATATTATATGCAATGAGTGCTGGTATTGTGCTTGGTGGTGGTGTGGGTGCATTGGGAAGAACAGATACAAGTGACCCCATGATAAAAGCACTTAGTAGAATGGCAACACACGCAGATAATGCACAAAAGATTGAAACAACAAATGCCATAAAAACAAATGTGCTAGATGGTGACCCAAATAATGAATTGTCAGTTGGTGCGGCTGTAAATCCAGATTCATTGCCAAATCAGGTAAGAGAACTACGTTCGGATATGGACGATGTATTAGACCAAGCAGGAGAGCCAGTTGAAGCAGCAGCTACAAAATTAGGACCAATACCACTTAGATTTGATATGGCTGGGTATTTGTTGAATAGCCCAAACAGAATAGCAAATTTTTTAGGAAGAATACTACCAGAAGACCCTGTTGGTTTTAGAAAAGATAAAAACCTTGTTATACAAGAGTCAGCCGATATTTTAAAAACAAATTCTATGAAAGCATCGTTTGCACGTTTTTATCAAGTGTATGATACGGCTTATAAGGATTGGGCTAAAAGTCAGGGATATGGTCTTTTCAGAAGAACATTTAATTTACCTCGAAGAGAGTTTGGAGAACTTGTTGCAGATGCTATTGAAAACCCAGATTTGCCAGTAAGCGCACCAATAAGAACAGCCGCAAACAGACAAGCAGAAATACAAAGAGATTTACTCAGAGCAGCTAAAAAAGCAGGAGTTGAAGGGTTTGAAAGCGTACCAGAAAATTTAAGTTATTTTACACATCTTTGGGATGATTTTAAATTTAGAGATGCATCAGATAAATTCGGAGAAAATAGCGTTATAAATTTACTTACACGTTCTTTGATGAAAGGCACAGAAGATTTGCAAGAAGAAGCTGCTCAAAAAATAGCAGAACGAATGGTTTTTAAATTAAACAAAAGTGCTGCTGGTATGGATGCTGGTGCTGCTCGGTTGTTCAACGCAACCGATAGAGATGTTATGAGACAAATATTAATTGATGAAGAATTTATGTCTGCTGAAGAAGCAGATAACTTAATGAATTTATTTTCACAAAAACCAGATGGTACACCAGCTAGAGCCAAACGTAGACTTCGTTTTGATATGAATCATGCAGAAACTGTTGTTAGAAAAAAAGGTGGTCAACAAGAAGTATTAAGAATCAAAGACTTACAAGACAGAGATGCAGAGCAAGTATTTACACGATATGCAGCAGAGTTATCAGGTAGAAATGCACTTGCTACAGTAGGTATTAAATCAGAAAGAAGTTTTAATAAATTACTTGATAGAAATTTAGCAGAAGCAGCAGATAGAGAAGGAAATGCTGGAAGAGCGAGAGCAGAAAAAGATAATCTTGTTGCACAAACTATATTCAATATGATTATCAATAGACGTGCGCCATTGGCAGCCGATGCACAAGGAAACTATGCACGAATAGCTCGATTAGTACAGGATTATAATTTTACACGATTAATGAACCAAGTGGGTTTTGCACAAATAGCAGAACTTGGAAATGCTCTTGCAATAGGTGGTTTTAGAGGTGTTTTACAATCTGTGCCATCTATAAAATCGATGTTAAAAAGAGCAAGAAACGGAGAAATAGAAGACCCAGTAATGAAAGACCTTGAAGGTATTATTGGTGTTGGTTCAGACAGATTGACCATGCAAGCCATGAATAAAGCAGATACTATAGGTGTTTTTAGTGAGGGCAGAGGAGATTTGATAGATAAAGCATTATTCGCTATGCAACCTTTAAAACGAATTACGGCTGACATATCTGGAATGGCCCCAGTAACATTAGCCTTAGAAAGAATGGCAGCAAGGATAGCTGTGCAAACATTAACAGATGTTGCGTTTCGCAGTAGAAAACTTTCACGAGCAAGATTAGCAGGGCTGGGTTTGAGCGATGAAATGTCAGAAAGAGTTTTTAATCAAATCAAAAAAAATGCAATAACACAGCCTTCAACCTTGTTTAGAAACAGAAAAATAAAAGCCATAAATCTTGCACAATGGGATGACACAGAATCAAGAGATGCGTTTACAGTAGCTATTGCACGATGGACAAGAAGAAGCATACAACAAAATGATGTGGGTAATTTAAACTTATATATGACATCTACAATGGGTCAGATACTTATACAATTTCGCACATTTATGCTTGTATCTCATGCAAAACAATTTTTACACAACGTCAAAGCAAAAGATTTTAAAGCATTTTCTGCGATGATGTACTCATGTACTTTTGCTGGTTTATCTTATATGGCACAACAACAAGCAAATGCGATTGGAAGAGAAGACAAAGAAGAGTTTTTGAAAGAAAGATTATCGGTTGAATCCATTGCCAAAGCATCTTTTCAAAGAAGTTCTTGGGCTGCGTTGTTTCCTGGTCTTATTGATACAGGTGCTTCATTTTTTATTGATGACCCAATTTTTGCTTATAGAAGTACAGGTTTAGATACACAATTTATAACAGGAAACCCAACAGTTCAATTAGTATCAAAAGGTCTTTCAAGCGCACAGGCTGTTTCTCGTTCAATAGTCAATCCAGATTTGCAGTTTTCTCAAGGACAACAAAGAGCTTTAAATACAATCATACCATTTAATAACGCATTAGGGATAAAAAACGCATTGAACAAATTAGTAGACATGAGACCAGAAACAACACAGGTAGAGTAATGCTTTATTGACCAATAAAAATAAGGTATAAGAAAGTAAGTAGGAGTAGATATGACAGTTAGTAGCACTACAACAAAAGTCAGCTATAGTGGTGATGGCACTACCTCTGCTTTTGCCTATAGCTTTAAAATATTCAATGATAGTGATTTAGTAATTATTGTTCGTAACAATACAACAGGTGCAGAAACCACTAAAACACTCAACACCGATTATCTTGTAAGCAATGCTGGTGAGTCTGATGGTGGCACAGTTACCTTTAAGTTTGATACAGGCAACTCTAGCGATAGTAACTACGATACGACAGACAGAAGACCGCAAAGCGGTGAGACGGTATTGTTAAAACGTGTGATGACACTTACGCAAAACACAGACTATACACCCAATGATAGCTTTCCGGCAGCAGCGCATGAAGAAGCATTGGATAAACTGACTTTTATTCAACAGCAACAGCAAGAAGAAATCGACAGAACATTTAAGTTTGCAGAAACCGATACAGGCACAATAACCATTCCTACATCTACTGAAAGAGCCAGTAAATATTTGGGGTTTGATGGTAGCGGTGACGTAATTGCGGTGGCTGGAACAGCCGATGTAACACCAATATCTACCTTTGCTGCTACGATTGTGGATGATACCAGCGCATCTGCGGTACGAACAACCATTGGTTTAGGAAATCTTTCTACTCTTAACACAGTAGGCTCTACACAAATTGATGATAACTCGGTAACAGCGAGTGAATTAAATATATCTGGCAATGGTACATCTGGTCAGTCTATTGTTTCAGATGGTGATGGTTCTTTTAGTTATGTAAGTGTTCCTGCTTTTGTTTCTGGAATGGTAATGCCTTACGCTGGTACATCTGCTCCAACAGGATTTCTATTGTGTGGTGGTCAAGCTGTTAGTCGTACCACCTATTCTGATTTATTTTCCGTAATTGGAACAACCTATGGTGTTGGCGATGGTTCATCTACATTTAATCTACCAGACTTACAGGGACGTGTTGTTGCTGGTAAAGATGATATGTCTGGGTCAAGTGCAAACAGGCTAACAGATGCCGTAACTGGTGGTTTAAATGGAGATACATTAGGTGATACTGGTGGTACAGAATCACATACATTAACCACAGCACAACTACCAGCGCATAGTCATGGCACGGTGGTTACTGGCGTTAGTTCAAGCGGTGGTACTGACTATGGCGATGGTAGCCGACTTGGGGTTGCAAGTATAAGTGTATCTACAGCAGCTACAAGCACAGGCTCTGGCAGCGCACATAATAACGTACAACCAACAATTATCCTTAACTATATTATAAAGACGTAGAAGCATGACAGTTACAACCAC